GGTTCATAGAGAGGTTTAGCCATGGCGCTGACTGAACGTAAGCGCCTGTTCGCGGACGCGCTGCTGAGAGGCGAGCGCAAGGCCGATGCTGCGCGACAGGCCGGATACAGCCCCGCCACTGCATCGCAGATGGCCAACAAGCTCGGCAAAGACCCGGACGTGCTGCGCTACATGGACACCAAGCGCGCGATCGAGCAGGCGAAGGCGCAGGCCGAGGCCGAGGGCAAAAAGCTCTCGCTGCCGGACCTGACGCGCCTCTTCAGCGACCCGCGCGACTTCCTGATGGCGCTCATGAATGACGCGGGCGAAGAGATGAAGCTGCGCGTCGATGCCGCCAAGGCGCTGATGCCGTTCGTCCATCAGAAGAAGGGCGAGGGCGGCAAGAAGGAGCAGCGCCAGGAGGAGGCGAAGAAGGTCGGCGGGCGGTTCTCGCCGGGCGCACCTCCGAAGCTCGCGGCGGCCAACGGTAAGCGCCTCTGATGCCAGTCTGGACCACCGCCTGCCCTGACTGGGCGGAGCGGCTGAAGGCGCGGCGCAGCATCATCCCGGCGCCGATCTACCCGGAGCAGGCCGAGCAGGCGCTGGCGATCTTCCGGGAACTGAAGGTCACGGACCTGCCCGGAAAGCCGACCTTCGGCGAATGCTCTGAGCAGTGGGTGTTTGACTACGTGGCCGCGATCTTCGGCGGGTACGACGCCGAGACCGGCAAGCAGTTGATCCGTGAATACGCCCTGCTGATCAGCAAGAAGAACACGAAGTCGACCATCGCCGCCGGGATCATGCTCACGGCGCTGATCCTGTGCTGGCGCGAGGAAGAAGAGCACTTGATTCTCGCGCCCACGAAGGAGGTCGCGGACAACTCGTTCAAGCCGGCCGCCGGGATGATCCGCGCCGACGAAGAGCTCTCCGCGCTCTTTCACATCCAGGACCACATTCGCACGATCACGCACCGCGTGACGCGCAGCAGCCTGAAGGTGGTCGCGGCCGATACGGACACCGTGTCCGGCAAGAAGGCTGGCCGCATCCTGGTGGATGAACTCTGGCTCTTCGGCAAGCGCAGCAACGCCGAGGCTATGTTCATGGAGGCGCTGGGCGGGCAGGTGTCGCGCGAGGAGGGGTGGGTGATCTACCTCACCACGCAAAGCGACGAACCGCCGGCCGGCGTCTTCAAGGAGAGGTTGCAGTACTGGCGCGACGTGCGCGACGGGATCATCGAGGACCGCAAGACGCTGGGCGTGCTCTACGAGTTCCCGCAAGAGATGGTGCGCGACAAGGCGTATCTCGAGGCCCAGAACTTCTACATCACGAACCCGAACATCGGCCGTTCGGTGTCGGCCGAGTGGCTGGAAGACCAGCTTCGCAAGAACCTGAACAAGACGGACGGCACGCTGCAGCAGTTCCTGGCCAAGCACCTGAACGTCGAAATTGGCCTCTCGTTGCGCTCTGACCGATGGGCGGGCGCGGACTTCTGGCAAGCACAGGGCCATCCGCCCGTCACGCTGCAGACACTGCTTGACCGGTGCGAAGTGATCGACGTTGGAATCGACGGCGGCGGTCTTGACGACCTTCTTGGCTTCGCCGCCCTTGGGCGCGTGGCTGACTCAAGCGACTGGCTGCTTTGGACGCACGCGTGGGCACACCCGAGCGTGATGGAGCGGCGCAAGTCCGAGGCGCCGCGATTCCTGGACTTTGCCCGTGACGGCGACCTGACGATCGTGCGCCAGATCGGCGACGACGTGACCGAGGTTGCCGAACTGGTCGCACAGATCGAACGGGCCGGCCTGCTGGACAAGGTGGGCGTCGACCAGCACGGGCTGGGCGGGATTCTGGATGCCCTGGCTGATGCCGAGGTGCCGGCCGACAAGATCGTCGGCGTATCGCAGGGCTGGAAGATGAACGGCGCCATCAAGACCGCCGAGCGAAAGCTGGCCGAGGGCACGCTGATTCATGGCGGCCAGCCGCTCATGGCCTGGTGCGTCGGCAACGCCAAGGTCGAGCCCAAGGGCAACGCCGTGTCGATCACGAAACAGGCCGCAGGGCTCGCCAAGATCGACCCGCTGATGGCGACCTTCAACGCCGTATCACTGTTGAGCCTTAACCCTGCCGCTGCCTCTGGTGGCGGCTTCTTCGAGAGCTTTGCCGACTGATGAATCTCATTCGACGCACCATGTTGCGCCTGGCCTTGAAAGGGGCGGACATGTCCCTTCTTGAGCCGACCGACTGGGCGTGGCTCGGCGCCGGGCCGACGTGGGCCAAGGTCAACGTCAACGAGGACACGCAACTTCAGATCGCCGCGGCGTTTTCCTGCATCCGCCTGATCTCGGAGACCGTGGGCACGCTGCCGCTTAAGCTCTACCGCAAGACCGACCAAGGGCGCGAGCTTGCGACCACGCACCGCGCCTATCGGTTGGTGCATCGTCAGCCCAACGAGTACATGACCGCCGTCGAGTGGAAAGAGAGCATGGCGGTATCGCTCTGCACGCTCGGGCAGGCGTACAACCGCATCATTCGCCGCCCGGATGGCCAAGTGCAGGCCATCATTCCGGTGCCGAAGGAGCGCGTAAAGCCCGAGCTGATGCCCGACGGCGCGCTCGTGTATTGGCTCACCGCCCGCGACGGCAGCCGCGTCCCGCTGAGTCGCGCCGAGATTTTCCCGGTGCGCGGCTTTGGCAACGTCGGCGAGGTCGAAGGCTTCGCGCCGCACCGGCTGCACGCAAACAGCCTTGCGCTGACCGTCGCGGTCGAGAAATACGGCGCCGAGTTCTTCGGCTCTGGCGGGCGCCCCACGGGCGTGCTCTCGACCGACCACGAGTTCAAGAAGGACCAGCGCAAGGACATCCGCGAGGGCTTCAACAAGTACGTGCGCGAATCGTGGCTCTCCGGGATGTTGCCCATCCTTGAGCGCGGCCTGAAGTACCAGCCCGTTACCACGCCCAACAACGACGCGCAGTTCATCGAGACCAGAAAGCTCCAGATCGCCGAGGTGGCGCGGATTTACCGCGTTCCGGTGCCGATGCTCATGGAGATGGACAAGGCCAGCTACAACAACAGCGAGCAGGCCAACAAGCACTTCCTCGACTACACGCTGCTGCCCTACCTGGTGCGCATCGAGCAGGCGGCCAATACCTGCTTGCTGACCGAGGAAGAGCAGCAAGACCACTACTTCGAGTTCGACGTCCGCGGGCTGCTGCGCGGCGACTCGACACAGCGCGCCAGCTACTACGTGCAGATGCGCATGGCCGGCGCCATGACCCAAAACGAGATTCGGCAATTGGAGAACATGCCCACGATTGCCGGCGCGGATGACCTGCATGTGCCCCTGAACATGGCCCCGAGCGACCTGCTGCGGGAGATTCAGGCGGCCAAGAACGGAGAGAGCAATGGAACGTCTCAGCCTGCCGCTTGAACTGAAGAGCGCGAAGGACGACGGCACCTTCACCGGCTACGCGGCGGTGTTCGAGAACATCGACCTCGGCTATGACGTGATCGAGCGCGGCGCCTTCAAGAGGGCCAAGACCACCAGCGACGGCATGCTGCGCATCGCCATTGGCCACCGGCTCGACCAGCTCGCCGGCAAGGCGAGGTTCGAGCAAGACGACCACGGCCTGCGCGTCGAGGGGAAGCTGACCCTGGGCGTCTCATACGTGCGCGATGCCTACGAGCTCATGAAGGACGGCGTGCTGAACGGCCTGTCCGTGGGCTTCAACATCCTGCGCGACGGCTACGACTATCAAGAGCGCGCCGGCAAGCAGGTGCGCGTCATCAAAGCGGCCGAACTCTGGGAGTTCTCGATCGTGCCGTTCGGGATGAACCCCGAGGCGCTGATCGACAGCGTGAAGGCCGCGACCATCCGGGATTTCGAGGCGCAATTGCGCAGCCTCGGTTACAGCCAGACAGAGGCGAAAGCCCTTCAAGTCGCTCGGTCACCGGGACGGTGATCGGGACAGCGAGATGCTGGCAGACGCAATCAACCACCTCAAAGCAATCGCCCTGTAAGGAGCAAGCAGATGACTCAATTCAACATGGAAGAACTGGCCCAAGTCGCCAAGAGCGCGCGCGAGGCCGTGGAGCAGGTCAAGAAGTCGCACGTCGACCTCGATGGCCGTGTCGCCAAGCTGCAAGAAGAGATCAGCGCCGGCAAGGCCGACGCCGTGACCAAGGCCGCGTTCCAGGACGCCGTGGTGCGTGTCGAGAAGGCCGAAAAGGCGCTCGATGCCGCCAACGACCAGATCGGCAAGCTGATGGCGCGCGCCGAGTCCGCGTTCAAGGGCCGCACCGTCGCCAAGTCGCTCGGCCAACTGGCTGCCGAGAGCGAGGCCGCGAAGAACTACAAGGGCGGCATGGTCGAGCTGTGCAATATGTCCGGCCCGCTGTTTGCCAAGGCGAACGTCACCTCGGCTGACGATTCGGCAGGCGCACTGATCCAGCCGTACCGCGTGCCGGGCGTGCTGATGGACCCGGACACCCCGCTCACCATCCGCGACATCTTCGCTGCGGTCTCGATCAGCACCAACGCGATCGAGTGGGTTCAGGAAAAGGTCTTCACCAACAACGCCGGCCCGCAGGCTTCTGAGGGCGCCGAGAAGAACGAGTCGGGCATCACCTTCGAAAAGAAGTCGAGCGCGGTCGAGACCATCGCTCACTGGATTCCGGCCTCGCGCCAGGTGCTCGCCGACGCCCCGCAACTGCGCGGCATCATCGACGGCAAGCTGCGCACCGGCCTGAAGCTCAAGGAAGACGAGATGCTGATGTTCGGCGACGGCCTGAACGGCAACCTGCTGGGCCTCGTCCCGCAGGCGACGGCCTACAGCAATGTCGGCCTGCCGGCGGGCGCGAACATGGTCGATCACCTGCGCTGGGCGTTCCTGCAGGTCGCCAAGGCCAAGTATCCCGCCACGTTCGCCGCGCTGTCGCTGGAAGACTGGGCGCTGATCCAGATGATGAAGACCGACGATGGCGCGTACATCTTCGGCTCGCCGACCGATGGCGCCGCGCCGCGTATCTGGGGCAAGCGCGTGGTCGAGTCCTACGGGCTGGATCAGGGCGACTTCCTCGCCGGCTCCAGCCTGGCCGCGACCATCTACGACCGCGAGGACGTGAGTGTGCGCGTGGCTGAGCAGCATGCCGACTTCTTCATCAAGAACATGGTGGCCATCCTCTGCGAAGAGCGCCTTGGCTTCACCGTGGAGCGTCCGCAGGCGATCGTCTCCGGCCAGTTCGTCGTCACGCCGTAACCCGCAACCCCGCCCGCGTGGATAGCCCGCGCGGGCGGACCTTGGAGCCCATCACATGAAAATCATCAAGACCTTCGTGCGCGACGGCAAGAAGTACCGCGCGGGCGACTTCCTGCCGCCCGGACTGGACGCCCAGACGCGCGCCCATTACCTGCGCCTTGGCATGATCGGCGATGCCGAGCCCGAGCAGCCCGAGGCCGAAGAAAAGCCCAAGAAGACCCGCAAGGCAGCGCCCGCCGAGACCAAGCCGGCCGCGCCTGACGAGGTGGCGTAATGAGCCTGCTGACCGACATCAAGGCCGACCTGCGCATCACTGGTAGCGCGCACGACGCCCTGCTGCAGTCGATCATTGATGAGGTCATGTCCGAGTGCATGGCGGCGTTCGACTACCCGGAAGGGTTCGACGTCGAGAACGCCCTGCATGCCCGGCGCGGTGTGCGCCTATTGGTGGCGCAAGACTTCGAGGGCGCCCCGGAAAAGCGCGGCGTGATCGTCGAGCAGGCGCGCGCCTTGTGGCGGCTCGACGCACTGATGGGCGGTGAGTGATGCTGCATCGTCGCCTGCGCCACGAGATCAACATCGAGGCCAAGCAGATCACGCGCGACGACTTCGGCGGCGTGATCGAGACCTGGGCGCCGATCACGGCCGAGCCGATCATGGCCGACATCCACCCGCTCTCGGGACGAGAATTCATCGCAGCCCAATCCACGCAAGCCGGCGTCACGACCCGCATCACGATACGCCACCTTCCCGGCATCACCGCCGCGATGCGCGTCAATCACGACGGCACGCTCTACAACATCCGCGCCGTGCTGCCCGACCCCACCCTGAAGCGCCACATCACGCTGATGTGCGAGACCGGAATCATCAAGGACTGAGATGCTGCCCACCTGCCGCGTCCACTGCGCCGTTTTCGACAACGACGGCTCACCCGTTGCCGGCGCCGTCGTCACCGCCAAGCTCGAC